ACACCAGGGTGGCGGTCTGGTTCGGCCGCCGGTTGGGCAGGCGAACGCGGGTCATCGACCGCCTCCGGCCTGGGCCAGCGCCCAGTGCAGAATGGCCAGGGCGTCGGCCTCATTGTCGTCGGCGGGCCGGTGTCCCCTGGCCGTCATCGCCGTAATCACCGCGTCCTTGCCGGCGTTACCCTTGCCGGTGGCGAAGCGCTTGATGACGCCGACGGGAACGCCCTGGTAGGGCAGACGGCGTTGCTCGCACCATGCCGAGAGGTGCGCAAGGAAGCCGCCGTAGATGTGGGCAGCATCGGTTCCGGCATGGCGGCGCACTTCCTCGAAATACACCGCCGACAGCCTGGGCACCGTGCGCTGCATCTCGTCAAGCCAGGACCGGAAGCGGAGGTAGCGCATACCGCCGCCCTCGTAGCGACCGGGACGGAACGACACGGTTCCGCTGACGACGCAGCCATCGGGCAGCTTGGTCGCCCAGCCGGTGGTTGTGCCGAGATCAAGCGCGAGGATGGACGGGTTGGTGTCGTTCAGCGCCAACGACACCGGCATGACCTCTGCCGGCGACTGAGCAAGAGTCGAGACTGCCATGCTGCTCTCCTTAGAAACGGGTGCTGAGGTTCGGGCGACGAATGACCGGCCCCGAGCACTCACGGGAAACTCTCCGGAACGGCACTGGAAGGACCGCCCCCGTCTCCAGACGGGAGGCGTGTCCTTCCCACCCCTGAAAGGGGTGGTTTTCACCCCCACAACTTCGAAGCACACTCAACCATCTGGTTTTAATGAGAGAATTCAAGTTGTGGAGCCGTAGATTGAGTATCCTGTTCCCAACTTGAACCTGCGCAATCAGCCGTAGCCGTGCGAGCAGAAGCAAAAACAGTTGGGAAGTCGCAGCCCAACTTGCTGGTGCGCGGCCAAGCGTAGGCGAACCAGTTGAAGCGAAGGCAATTGGAGATGCTTTTCCCAACTTCCCCCAACTTGGTTCTGCGCAATGCCGCGCATTTGACCCAAGGGTCGGATTGGTCATTCGCCGCCCTCCGGATAGACCCAGATGCTGGGGTTTTCGACCGGCAGGGCAGCACCGCTCTGGGGACACTTGTACGTGCTGGGGAGCACCGGAATGCGGACTGGAAGGACTTCCCCCGTGACCGGGTCCATCGTCTCTTCACCGGCCGGAAAGGTCATGCCCTCGACACAGAGGTAACCGAACTTCGACCGCGAGGTCGGCAGCCCAAACGGAGCGCTATCACGGACAAACTTGATGTAGCCCTTGGTCGCCAGCACACTGATCCGCTCCCGGATTGTGTCCTTGCCACCCAAACCACCCTTGTTCTCGAAGGTTTCCGCGAACTGAAGCGCTGTAAAGAGGTGTCCGGCTTCTGCCTGATCGAACAGCAGTTGCAGGATGACGTCGTGCTTGCGCACCCGCTCGGCGTCGAGCTTCTGTCCGATGTCCTTGCGGACCAGCCGCTCGCTGTTCCGGTCGCGTTCGACCCACCGGCCCTGGTCCTTGTCGACCAGCTTCAGCTTGATGGCCGGGCCGTTGCGAAGCTCGAAGTGCAGCATGCGCTCCGGCCGCTCTTCATCGGGCCGGTGCATGATGATCCCCGAGGTGTAGAAGCTGCGCAGCGCCCCGGCGCCCGACAGCGCCATGAACGGGTCCTCGGCCAGCTGCTTCTTGGTGATCTTCTTGGTGTGGTGACAGAGGATCAGCCCGCCGTCCGGTGCCACCGCATCACGCAACGCCTCCACCCGCTCCTGAAGGAAAAACAGCATGGCGGTGTTGTCATTCTCGCCGCCACCATCGGGACCGCCGTCGAACAGGTTCCGGATCGGATCGATGCACAGGATATCGGGCTGGGCGTGCCCGTAATGCTCCCGAACCGCCGCGATGGTCAGCGCCGCCCCACCGGCGTCGAGCAGCATCCGCACCTTGGGCGTGGCGACAAGATTGCCGCGGGCGCCGGCCAGGATTGCGGGGTCGAGCCGCATGCTTTGCAGCCGCTCCCGCAGGTAGTGGTACTGAATCTCGGCCTGGAGATAGAATACCCTGAGCGGCCGGCTGGGCGCGAAGCCAAGGAAGGGCACCCCGGCCGCCATGTGGACCAGAAGGTTGATCAGGAAGTCGCTCTTGCCGACCTTGGGCGCCCCGCCCAACACCAGCATGCCGCCGGGCGTCAGCAGCCGTGGCGCGATGAGGTCGTCGGGCATCGGGCTGGTGTCGTCCAGCAGCGCCGCCAGGGTGAACGCCGGGAGCGCCGACATCGGTGGATTGCTCACCCGCTCCAAGGCGGGTCCGTGCTTTTCCTCGTGCAGCCGCCACAGCCGCTGCGCCTCGGCGGCCAGCCGTTCCAGCGGCCAGGACGGACGCAGCAGGGCGGCGTTGTATTGACAGATCGCCTCCCAGGCGTCGTCACGGGTCATGCGGCCTTCGTGGGCGAGCCGGACGTAGTGACCGATGGCTGCACTGGCACCCTGGAAGCGGGTCCAGGCATCCTCGCCACCCTCACGCACGGGGTTGACCAGGACATCGGCGATGCCCGGCTTGGAGGACGCCGGGCCAGGGGCGCTGCCGACGCCTTCGAGTGGCGGCATGGCGTCGACCGCCTCGGCAAACTCGTGCAGGTCGACCTCGACCCGAACCTCGTGCCGGCGGATGGTGACCAGGCGCTTGAAGCCGCCCTTGTAGTAGACCGACCCGGCGAGACGGATCGGCTGATGGGCCGACCGAAAATGGGTATCACCACCGACCTTGACCGCGATGTCGCCGCGCAGGCGGCAGACCAGGCCCACGTCCTCGCCCTCGGCCGGCTCGGTCAGCCGCCACCAGACATGCAGCTTGTCGATGCCATCGGGAGTCCGGCCGCCGCTCTCCACGACCAGGGTGGGATCGCCGAGATGCCGGACCAGATGATCGAGCTTGGCGGCGATGTCGCCGGCATCGAGGTCAACCAGGATGGTCTGCATCTGCCGGAGATCGGCGGCCTTGGCCTGGCCGTGGGCGGCGACGGTGCCCGGCACGACGTAGAACGCCGCCCCCTCCCGAGCCGCCCAGGCCGCGAAGTTGACCGCCTTCCCGATCAGGTTGGCGTCGGTCTCGATCCAGGCGTTATGGGGGCGGCCGTCGATCCCCTGCCCCTTGTCGATGAAGCCGCGCAGAGGAATCCAGCCGTCGCAGTAGCCGAACACCACGTCGAGGAAGACGGCGATCTGCTCCCGGTCGGGTTCCAGGTCGAAGGGATCGACCAAGGGGGCTGCATCGTTGAAGTCGCGCCAGGGGTTGAAGTGGACGATGTTGTCTTCAGTCATGCCGGCAGCCCCCAGCATCGGTCGGCCCAGGAGCACATGCGGCACGCGAAGAAGTCGCACTGGCGGGCGATGCGCGGCAGCAGATCACCGGCGTCGCAAGCCTGGAGAATCCGGACCGCCCGATCGCTCATACGCTGGGCCAGGGCGCAGTCGAACGGCACCAGCTCGTGATGAAGCTCGGCGGTGTCCTTGTTGATGGCGGTGAACAGCGCCGGGTTGCCGGAGATGCCCGGCACTGTGCCTTCCATGTAGGCTTGGTAGAGTGCGATCTGGGCGGCATAGACCGGCTTGGTGACGACCACGCCCTTGGCCGCGGTCTCGCGCCAGTTCCTGGCGTTCATGGTCTTGCATTCCCAGAGCGCCGGAACGCCCAGGGACAGCTCGGCCGGGCCGGCGGCCAGGATGCCGTCGACATGGCCACGGACCCGGCCACCGGCGACCGAGAACCCGAACTGCTCGCCGCTTGGGATGCGCTCGCGCATCCCATCATTCAAATACTTGGCGGCTGCGCTGCCGGGCCGGGTGCCCTTGCGGGTATAAAGTTCGAACCCAGCCCCGCGCAGCCACTGGATCGCCAGGTCCTCCAGGGAGTGACCAATGGCAAAAATGCGCAGGGTCTGGCCGTCGAACTCGCGCCCCTCGTCCTTGGGCGCGCCCAAAAACTCGAACTGGAGCGCGCGCTCGCAGGGGTGGCCGAGCCGGGAACCGCCGAGATAGGTGCGCGGCGGCGTGGCGGCACGCTCGGCGCCGAGGCCGCCGTCGATGAGCACGGTGATCCGGTCGCTCAGCTTGGCCTGATGGTTAAAGTCCAGCATCAGAAGGGAATCTCCATGTCGTCGGTGCCGGTCTGGGCGCGCATGGCGTGCTGAAAGCCGTCAACAGCCACTTCGATCAGGGTCAGCACCTGGGGTTCGGAGAGGTCGGCCAGACGCTTGTCCCAGCCGATTTCCTCCATGATCTCGGCCACCAGCTTCACGGTGGCGCGGATGGCAGCGCGCTCCTGCTCGGTCAGGTCAACCATGCCCGGACGCGCCCCTTGCCAAACGGGTCCAGAGGTCCTGGTACCCCTTGCATCAGAACCAGACGGTCGGCCGCGGCCATTTGGTGCGCACCGGGTCGTACCAGCCATCGCCCCGCGCCAGCTCGCGGCAGACGGCGCGGAGCACGCCGCGCGGGTTCCAATGACGCAAGACGCCTAGCGGCCGGCCCGGACATCGGGGGCCTCCATCATGCCGCCCTCCCCAGCGCGGCCTCGGACGCGCCGAACACCAGCTTGCGGATGGGAACCCGGTTGAACTGGAAGACCAGCAGCGCCGAGGCCTGGTAGCGGGTCAGGTTGAAATCCTGCCGGTACTCGGCCGACAGCAGGGCGAGTTGCTTCTCGGTGGGAGGTTGATTGAGCCAACGGCGACTCTTGTGCGCCGTCTCGTCGCTCTCGTTCTGGTTGAGCCAGTCGTCCGCCGCAGCCAGGCAGACCGTACGCTCGCCGACCGCCAGCAGGCGCGGATACTGCCGCTGCAGCCCGCCGATGCCGTACCAGCGGCCGTTGAGGAAGAACACACCGCCCCAGGCATGGAAGCCGCTGGCCACCAGGGCCGCGTCGTCGCCGAACAGGTCGCACCAGCGGAAGCTGGACCGCTGCAGCAGGTCGATCTCGGTCATCACGAAGTCGCCGAGCGGCGTCCCGGCGGCGGCACGCTCCCACACGTGGCCGCAAAGGGGGCACTCGGTGACGCCCAGCGGCACGGTGGCGCCGCATTCCGGGCATTCCTTGGTCGGCGCGTCGTCGCTGGCTTCGCGGCCATAGAGGTCGACGTCCTGCTCCAGCGAGCCATGCATCAGCGTCGACGTGCCGAAGTCGAGCACGATGCAGTCGGTCTTGATGACGCCGGGGTGCTCCTCGGGATTGACGGTGCGCAGGCCGCGCCCGACCATCTGGATCATGGTGCTCTTGTACGAACTCGGCCGGAGCAGCACGACGCAGGAGGTCGGCTGGTGATCCCATCCTTCGGTCAGCACCGAGACGTTGACCACCACCTGGTACCGGCCGGACGCATAGTCAGCCAGCGCCTGGCGCCGCTCGCCGTCGCTCATGCCGCCGATCACCATCACCGCACTGACGCCCGCGGCTCTGAAGGCGGCGGTGACGTTGCGGGCGTGGCTCACCGTCGAGCAGAACACCACTGTCTGCCGGTCGCCGGCTTTCTCTCGCCAGTGCTGGACCACGGCGTCGGTCACCGGCGCCCGGTTCATGATGGCGTCGACCTCGGTCATGTCGAAGTCGTCGGCGGTCTTACGCACCTTGCCGAGGGCGTCCTGGACGCCGACGTCGACGACAAAGGTGCGGGGCGGCACCAAGTGCCCCGAGGTGATCAGTTCGCCGATGCGGATCTGGTCGGCGACGTTGGAAAAAACCGGCCGCAGCCCCTTGCGGTCACCCCGGTTGGGGGTGGCGGTCACGCCATAGATCCGGCACATCGGATTGAGATGCAGCGCCCGGTCGATGATCCGCCGGTAACTGTCGGCGGCGGCGTGGTGGGCCTCGTCGACCACCAGCAGATCGAGGACCGGCATGGCGTCGAGATTGGCGCCGTGCGCCAGGGTCGGCACCATGGCGAAGGTGACCTGGCCGTCCCAGGACTTGTTCCGGGAGTCGAGCACCGAGGTGGTGATCGCCGGATTGACCCGGCCAAACTTGCTGCGGTTCTGGCTGGTCAGCTCGTCGCGGTGGGCCAGCACGCAGGCCTTGGCATCAGTGCTGCCGACCATTTCGCCGATGGTCGCCGACAGCATGATGGTCTTGCCGGCGCCGGTGGGAGCGACGCCGAGGGTGTTGTGGTGCTCGTTGTTGGCGGCTGTCTAAATCCGCGCTTTTCCGGCGGCATGGGCTAAAGGCGCATGCCGCCGGAAAAGCGCGGATTTAGACAGCCGCCAACAGCGATCCCATCCTCCAGGTCAGTCGGAAAAGCAAACGGGCTGAGGAGGACCGACAGGTCATACCGACGAAACGGCAGGCGCTCCTGCTGAAATTCGATCCCCAGAAGATCACGAGCCATGAGCCGGACCATGTCCTCGCGGCTCTCGCGGTCGCTGGCGACCACCTCAATGACGCCCGTTAACGGCTCGTAAGTCAGGGCCGCTTCGAAGACCGGACGCTGCGGTCGGCGGACCAGGGTCCCCTGCGCGTCGAAAGCCAGGGTGTCGTCCGGCAGTCCCTCCCGGTAGACGACGATCTGAACCAGTTCGCACTCCTCGCCCTCAAAAGTCGGCCGGTGACGGTCGAAGATGTCGACATGAACGTGGTTGGAGATAAAGCGCTCGCGGATCGCACACTGAAAAGTTGCGATCGATACCGCGTCACGCCGTAGCGGAATGTCAGGCGTTCCCTTGAACCCGTCCCACATGCGACTGCGGCGGTGTTCATCAGTGAATCGAACCTCTTCGGCGCGCAGAAATCTGGTCGGATCATTCAGAAACAGCCACAGCGCGCGGTCGTGGGCATTGCCCAGCGTATCCAACTGGGCCCGGTTCCCGACCACGCTGTAGAGCGCTGTTTGCCCCGCCTCGTCGGCCATTTTCGTGACGCGCTCGGCATCAATGCGGGCATTTGCCAGGGCCATGTCATCCATCTCATCGACGGAACGCAGCAGGGACTGGACGACGTCCGGCTCCGGAGCGGACCAGTTGACCGGCGGGATCAACTCAACGGCAAGGTTGCTGAAAAAAGCACGGACAGACGGCACTGGGGTATTCCGGATCAAACGATTGAGCACCGGCATCGGTGGCCTCCTGCGTCAGATGGGCGACCACCAAACCGACAAGTAGCGGTACGCGGTCGTTCGATTTACATCGAACATGGGCGCATACCCCTTGTCAAGCACGATCACGTTCGGCATATATCGAACACCGTTTTGACGACGAATCCGGGGAGGCTGGAGGGCAGGAATGGCAACGACTCTGGGTGAAAAAATAAGGCGACATCGTCAGGAAAAGGGGTATTCCCTCGACATGCTGGCCGAACTCACCGAATCCAGTAAGAGCTACATCTGGGAGCTGGAAAATCGGGACACCCGCAAGCCGTCCGCCGAGAAACTCACGAAAATAGCCCAGGCACTGTCGGTCACCACCGACTACCTGCTGGACGAAAAAGCAGCACCTGATGAAGCGGTTATGAGGGAAGCGTTTTTCCGGAAGTTCAGCAAGCTCGATCCCGATGACCAGAAACGAATCGAAGAGATGATCGACGTCTGGGGGAAAAAGAAGTGAAGCTACCGACTACCCCTCAGGGCTGGGCGATCCACTTGTCCAAGCTGGTGACAGCGTTCCACGCCGCGCATGGGCTTGAGCAATTCCCGATCAAGGTGGCGGACCTCGCCAAGGAATTTTCCCGGCATGTATTCCCTGATGCACCGATCACCATGGTTGAGGGATTGGACCTGTCCAGCCGCTTCGACGGTATGCTGATGCCGCATCCCAGCGGCAACGGCGAATGGGGCATCGTCTACAACAGCGCGATCACATCCAGGGGGCGAATCAACTTCACGCTGGCGCATGAGCTGGGACATTACCTGCTGCACCGTCACCTGTCGCCGACCGGCCTGCAATGCAGCAGCCGCGCCATGCTCGACTGGCGGTCGGCACACGGCCAAGTCGAAGTGCAGGCGAACACCTTCGCCTCCTTCCTGCTGATGCCCCTTGACGATTTCCGGGCCCAGCTTCGCGGTCAGGAAATCAGCATGGATCTGATGCGCCACTTGTCCGACCGCTACGAGGTCTCGATAACCGCCGCCATCCTCAAGTGGCTCGACATCACCCCCAAGCGGGCAATGATCGTCATCGGCAAGGATGGCTTCATCGACTGGGCGCGCTCCAGCGACCCGCTGCTGAAGTCGAGAGTCTTCTACCGCGCCCGCCAGGAAGTTGTCCCGCTGCCCGAGGCATCGCTGGCCGCCCACCCGGAACTCTGTTCCGATCTGGACGCCGATGTCGGTCATCCGCCTGGCGTCTGGCCGGGCGACGAGGACGTCCACGAGATAATGATCTTCGGCAGCCGAACCGAGATGACGATCTCGCTGCTCCTCTATCCTGACGACGCCCCCCACAGGCGGTGGGGCGACAACGTGGATGAGCCGAGGGAATGGGATACGTACGATCAGTTCATGGCGCGGGACTGACCTGCGGGGCCAGCCTTCCCGGTTCAGAGTTGACTGCGCAGTTGACAGAAAAGTTGCTCAATCCGGCAGGTCAGCTCGTTGAAGCGGCAAATGACTGCGGGGATCGTCGCGCATGGCGACGAGAGCCGCCAGGATGGCGACCGCGGGCACGACGCTGGCGACGATCATTTCGTCCACTACCCACAGAATGCCATTGACCTTGATCGCCTCAGCTGCGCACCTCAGCCTCGGCAAAGCTGCGCATCGTCTTGTTTCCGGTAAGCAGCCGATATCCGCGGCGCGACGCCAGGGCGAGAGCAAAACAATCAACCAAACTCAGCCGCCGGCGTCGCGCCTGATAGGACAAGGCGGTTGTCACCCCGACCGAATCGAATCCTTCCACCCACAAGCTAAAGCTCCGCAGCAGGTCATCCCGGGAGCGCTCACCGCGATCGATCAGTTCCTCTTCGAACAGAAGCTCGGGAACCACAAACGGGTGCATTCGCCATGATGGGGCGAATCACCCAACGGCCGGACCGCCGGGATATCCCGATTGCCGTCTATCCATGGCTACCAAGGTGACTGGCACCATCGAATTGCGGTCCCGAAGAGATACGCGCGGCTTCTTTTGTTTTCTCGCGGCTACGCTAAGGCGATGACGGTGCTTTAATTATTCGAAGACCAATCCTAACGTCCGCCTGTTCCCACCTCATTCGCGGACGTGGTCTATGACTGACAGGCTGTGTGCTTCCAACGCCCTGCCCCCCGATCAAATGTCGACCGACGCGCGCCTGGACGAGGTCGCCTCAATCCTGGCCGCCGGCCTGAGGCGACTTTTGTCCAAAAATCAAGCCGTTAATACGCCGTCCGCGCAGAGAGTTTCCTCGACTTCGACCGCCCACCGGAGCGGTCATGGCAACGGAGAAACCCGCCCCTCAAGGGGCAAGCCGAGGAAAACCCGATGACT